GGGATTAGGCGTTAATTGGATAGGCACTTCACAACCAACTATCCAGCAGTTACGCTTACTAAAATACGCTCCGTTTTTCTTTTTAAACCAATTGATAATAGCAACCCCATCATCAAAGAATTCTCTTAGTTGAGTTGAATCTGAGAAGTGGACTTTGTTGTTTTTTTCGTAATCGGTTCTATATTGGTTTCTAAGTGTAGTTTCAAAATGTTCTACTAAATCAATTCTATCAGCTGCTACTTTACTTTCCTCATACATTGTAGTTAGATACAGCTGTAGCGACTCGTGGATGGCTGTTCCAAAAGTCATATGAATTGATACTTCAGTTTTCTTGTGCCCATCCCTGTACTGCAGCGCCCACTTATGTGGGCACTGCTCGTACATTGAAAATTGGCTAAACGAGATGAGTTTTTGATAGCCAAAATTGATGTCTGGGGGCGTGTTTGATTTTACTTCCTTAATTATGGAAGGTATTTTTTTCTTAGCCATGTTTTTCTGCAAAAGTGTGTTTTAATTCAGATATAAAATCTGTTATATCACACGTTGATCCTAGATGTTCAAAAGAAACATGCTGCATTTCTTTTTTAGTAATTCCTAAGTCAATAATACTTCCATCTTCAATTCTCCATTTTAATTTTCCTCCATTTATATTAAAAATTAAATCACAAGGAGTAATTACTTGATAAAAAGCAATTTTTAAATTTTCAATTCTCCCTGATAGAGGATCAGGGGATGAAATTAAGTATTTAAATTCGGGAATAGAAGAATGATTTACTAATTCTAAATTATTATTAAAATCTATCCAATCTTCTACTGGGAAATTTCCTATTGAGAAATTAAAGGGTACTACTATATGATTTTTTAAATAATCATAAGCATCAAATTTATCATTAGATCCTATATAATCATTTTTATCTATAGCCGAGGTAAGTTTAATTAAATTTTCTTTATTAAAAGACATTAAGTGAAGTCCTACTTCCCATATTTTTTCTTTACGTTTTGAAGGAAATACTATACCTGGGTGGCCTGATTTAAGGAGGGTAATAACATCTTCAGTTAAAATAGTATCATAAATTATATAATTATAATAATCATATTCGTAATGAGTAAATATTTCACCTAATCTTTTTACATGATTTAATCCTGTAAAACCCCAGTCAGGAACTGTAGTAAATAATTTTATTGGTCCTTTATTAGTATTATTAATTTGCCAATACCCAATAGCTCTAGTAGGCCAATCTAATACTGGGTTTTCTTTTGTAATAAAACTATAAGTACAAGACTTTAAAATGTCCTCGGGTACAGGGATAGGAGAAATAATAGCTGTATCTAATTTATTAGATTTTAAAATTTGAAGATTTTTTCTTAGTACTTCAAGTTTTTCATTGCTATTGCAAAAACAACTAATTAAAACTATATTATTCATTTGTATGTTTACTTATGAATTCATCTATATTATTACTCCACATTAATAGAGCATTATATCTAATTTTATCTTCACTCCAATCCCACCATTTAATTTGAAGTAATTTTTGAATTTGTTCTTCAGTAAATCTGTATTTAACTACTTTCCCGGGATTACCTACTACAATTGCATATGGAGGCACATCTTTAGCTATAACAGCTCCAGATCCTATAACAGCACCATTATGAATAGTAACTCCAGACATAATTGTAGCTTTAGCACCAATCCAAACATCATTTTCAATAGTAATATCTCCATTACAAGAAGGATGACCTAAACGAAAATGCATATCTTCAATTTCTTTACTAACTGGTCCTAATAAAGTAGAACTAGTAGTAATCCAATCTGGTCTATGATTAGCATGTAAAAAGAAATTACAGTCTCTGCCTATTGAGTTATACTTACCAACATTAATTTTATACTGGTCTGACCAGGAAATAATATTAATATTTCGATCAAAATAGGTACCTTTACCTGCTTTCCATAAGTGAATATTTTCTACACTCATGATTTTATAGCTAAATAAGATACAGGGTCTTGTCTATTAATATAGTACCCTAAATCAATCAAATAATTTTCTAAACTAAGTTTATCTTCCATTTTTAGATTATTATGTTCAAAAATAATAAATGGAGGTAATAAATTAGGTTTAATGACTCGTATTAATTCAGCATCATATCCTTCAATATCAGTATGCAGCCAATCTATCTTTTGCCTACTAAGCAAATTATTTATTGAAATTGAAGGACGTACACTAGAGCTAATAGGTTCTTTTTCCCAACTATTAATAACTTCTTGTTTAACTGAGTTGGTGTAGCCTCTTCCTCCTTCAAAAAATTCAATAGCTTGTCCTTCAGTAGTAACTAAGTCATGGACTAATATAACATTATTATATTTACTATAATTAGTATTTAATTTTTCAAATTGGGGAAGTGAAGCTTCTACTAAAGTAGCTTTAGTAATACCTTTTATTACAGGGGATACCCACTCTCCAAATTCACCATCATGGGTACCGATTGCTAATCCTTTAGAATTAGAAATAGACTTACAGTAAAAATAAAGAGCTTTATCTAAATAACTCCCATCTATAATAACATCCCATTCTCTATTTAATATTGTATTTCCTTTAGCATCCTTAATAACAATATCAAAAATAGAATCATTTGAAAATGTAGCCCAACAATTATCATTTAACTCACAATTCCATGTTTCTTTTTTACTAATATGGGCTACTATACTTACTTTTAAAGGAAGATCAAAAAGTTTTGAAACTTCTTTAGTTTCAATTCTAATATTAGGGTGGTTATATTTTATATCAATCATTATTTATAATTTTCTATATAGTCACTACAAACACCTAAAGTAGTTTCAATTGGTTTTTTATCAAATGTTTCGGGCATTACTAAAATTCCCTTATCAAATAAATTAGTGGACCAAATATAACATTTAGAAGTTAAAACTCCAAGGTCACTTTCATGCATAAAATAATTTAATTTGGAACCTACAGGATCTAAATCATTTAATTTAGAAAGAGCATCCATATTTTTGCAATGAATCCAAAGTTTACTATAATGATTTTCAAGTAACTCAAATGGAAAATCGTATTGAGGTTTATCGTGGCCTAACATTATTTTACCATCTATAAACCAAACATCAATTTCTACATCAAAACCAGCTCTAAGAGCAGCCCAAATATAATCTGGATGGTTTTCCTGTTCTGGGTTGGGTCCGTTTAAATTTCCTCTGTGTGATATTAATTTCATCTGGGTTTGTAATAACTAAATTTAGGGTCAGGTTGTTTATTAGCCCAATAGGTAGATGATATATATTCATCGGGTTTATTTGGGTTATTTCTATCAGAGTTTCCTCCATCTCTTAAAAGTACAGCATCACCATAAAATCTAATAGGAATTTCTTTTTGAGATAAATGATGTCTTAAAATATTTTCTGGGGGATAAATATAATGTCCTTCTTTATGGTAACGGGAGAGATAATAAAAAATACTACTATAATAATCCATATATTCAGGTTTACCATAAGCTATAAAATCATGCATCCCATAACAATGTTGCCAGTTCCAGATACCAACCGCTCCGTGGGGAATATTTAAATAATCATTTTGTTTTATCTCAAATTGTGGGCTTAAAACCAAATCTGTTCTTAGTCTTACTACAACATCATAAGGCTTAGAATCAAATTTGGTTAACATATTAGCTCTCCAAATTTTATACCACATAGAAAATGGAGATGAAGATAAAGCTTTATTTCTTTCGTGAGGAATTAAATCAGTAGTAACTTGATACTCTTCTTGAATAATATTCCAAGTTGAAGATTCCCAAGCTTTCCAAGATTCTATTTCTAAATACTTAGGTTTAAAAATTTCAGTAAAATTACTTATAGTAGACCCATCTTCGGGATTTTCTATATCCCAAAAACTAGCATAAACATCAGCCTTAAATTTATCAATTAATTCTAAAAACCTTAAAGATGTTTTTTCTACTTCTCGTATTAATCCCGAAAATACGAATGCTACTTTCATTTATAGTTTTCTAAATAATATTTTAAATCTTCGGGGGTGCCTAGTCCCCACATTTTAGATATATCGAATGTTCTAATTTGCTTACAGTCTTCTATAGCTTGATTAAATACGGGACAAACATAAAATTCATTGTTTACACGAATATTTTTCTTAATCATTTGTTCAGCGTACTTTACAAAATCAGAACCGTGTTTCCAATAATAATAACCTACAGTTGCAATATCAGAAATTGGATTTTTTTCTGCTACTTCAGTTACTAAACCATTTTCATCTATCTTAGCAAAAGACCATTTGGGATGAGTTGCTTTAAAAGTTACAATACCCCCATCTGAGTCAGTTTCGTTCATTTTATACATGAACTCGTTTGAATCCCATTCTACAAATTGATCTGAGTTAGCGAAAAATAAGGGGGAATCGTTGTTAATATATTCTTTAGCCATTAAAGCTGTAACAGCTGCTCCTTCAGTAACTCCTTCTACTTCTACAATTTTACAACCGGGGGTAATAAGATTGAGTAAGGTATCTAAATTGTATTTTTCTCTGTGAGATTTTTGAACAATGTAGATATAGTTAGCTTTAATGTTAAGATTTTCAACTACGACTTGAATCATAGGTTTACCTTTAACATCAATAAGTGGTTTAGGAAAAGTATAACCGGCTTGTTCAAAACGTGAACCAGCACCAGCCATTGGAATTAATATATTTAACTTTTCGTCTCTCCAAGCAGGTGGTTTCATAACATATCCGTTTTCTATTTCTTCTATTTTTTTAAATATATTAGTAGGAGTTACTTCACTTGGGTTTTTTACTCTTAAAATATGAGCTTTAGCTCTTGAAGCTGCTAATAAACCATAAGGTGAATCCTCTACAATTAAAGTTTCTTCGGGTAAACAACCCATTTTAGAGATAGCTCTCCAATACATTTCTGGGTGAGGTTTAGAGTTTTGGACATCCTCATTTGAAATAATATAATCCATAAACTCCATTAACCCTAATTTAGAAAGTACGGTTAATACTGTTTTTCTAATTGAATTAGAACATACAGCTATTTTATAACCCTCATCTACTAAAGTATTCATTACAGATAGAAGAACCCCATTAGGTTTTAATTTACGAAGTTCTTCTAAAGTATATTTTTGTTTATTATCCCAGACTTGAGAATGTAATTCAACAGGCAAACCCTTATCTTGGGTTAACATTTCAAGTTTTTGGTTGGTTTTTAAACCATCGTATTTACTCAAATGTTCTTTCCAACTAATAGCATATTCTTTCCCTAACGCCTTGTTTAGGGCTTCAAAATGAAGATTTTTAGCTTCAACTAAAACTCCATCTAAATCAAATATGATTAGTTTTATTTTTTCCATAACCCACGCTCTACTAATTGAGCAATGATACCATAATTCACAATATCTTGATAAGTATCAGTTAGTGGTTCGTTATTAATTCTTTTATTATTGATAAGTAGATTTTTCCATCTACTAATCTTATCACTTATGCGGTACCAAAGTCCTGTAAGAGCAAAAGACCTTTCTTCTTCAGTAGCAAGTAAAGTACCAGCACTGATATTAGCCATACCGTAGTCAAGATGTTTTTTACTGAATAGCTCCAGCTGCTCTTCCACGATAGCCATATAACCGTTGTAAATGTGAGGGTATTCTGCTTTAAGGATTTCACTTGGTTTGGGGCCGTAACCTACTTGTTCTTCCATTTATAAACTTTTTACTAATTTATTTTGTTCTTTTTCATCAACTCCCATATTCCAAAGAATACTACGTACACCTGTTTCTCTTAAAATATCAATATAATGATCTGCTTCACCAAGTGAGCATTCAAAATATTCTGCTATGTAGTTTACTAATTCGTCATTCTTCTTTGGTGTTTGACTCTTAACATACTTAAGCCAAACTTTTTGTTTTGGGATCATTTCGCGGTAAATGGAATAAATTTGTTTCTTATTGGTTGGATTAATCTTTTGTACATAATTTACAATATCAATGTAATCTATATACATAGATAAATATCTATGAACCATGTAAGAATTAAACTTATCCCATGACTCTTCACTGAAGTTTTCAGGAGGAGTCTTAGTTACCGTTATCTGGTTTAACCACTCGAAGAGGGTTTTCGGGCTGATCATTACGTAGTTCTTTAGGAAGAGTAGCTTCAAGAATTTCACCACTAACTGGGTCATAGAATACTGGAATGGGCATAAATCCATCTTCAGCAGTGCCAGTTACAAATTTAGAAATTTTACGGATAATGAACCCTTGGGCCCATACTTTACCATTTTTGTGTTCTACCGACTCTGTGTTTTTAAGGTCGATGTTGACGTTCATTTGATCCATCTTATTTTTGTTTTTGTTGTTTATAATCTAAAATAAAGCCTATAGCTACAATAATATTCATCCCCATGCTCATAATAATTTCATGTATATCTTCATATATAGTTGTCATTAAATGAACATGACCTACCATCCAGAAAGGTACGGAAAGATTTTGACTAATCCAAATTACTGTAAATTTAAGAAATTCTTTCATTGTCTAATACAAATTGGAGTAAAATATACTTTTAAATCAGAAGGCCAATAATGGTTAAGAGGAATATCCTTAGTAATTTTCATTGATTTAAAGCTTATATCAAAATTAGATTTTAAAAGAGCTTCTTCATTGGGATTTATAAAACAATCCTCATTTACATGATAATCATTATGCAAAGCCGGATTATTAAAAAATGAAAATATTCCTTTAGATTTAACTAATTTATGTACTTGTTTAAAAAAAGCTAGAGGTTGAGGTTCAGCCCATGTATCATAATATACTCCATCAAATTTAGGAAGAATATTAATTACTTCTTGCCAAGGTTTAAAAATACATTTGACATTAGGTTTATCTAACCACCCTTCAAGTTTCATTTTATTTTGGATATCTGGGTGGGATTCTATTATCCAATGAGTTGAATGTGGGTTAGATTGAATGTAATTATCTATAAACCCCATCCCAAATCCTATGTTTAGGATATTACCTCCATTTTGACATATAATAGAAGCAGCTTCACCCATAATATCTTTTTCCCACTCCATCATTACATTATATCCTCCTGGGTCTAGTATAGCATCAGGAGAAAATATTAACTTAGATGTGAGATAATTAGACATTAAATTACTCTAGGTTTTGCTAATTCAATTAGTTTAGCAATAAGAGCCATAGCGTTTATTTCCTTGTCAATGCGGAAGTTAGCCTGGTACGAATATTCGTTAACGTATACTGCCACCATTCCTTCGGACCCAGGAGCATAGATAGAAGCGTTATCATAAAGGTAACGATATAGTTCTTCAAAATCTTGAACATTTGCATCTGCAATAATTTGTCTAATGTTATTGAAATTGGGTTTCTTTTGAGTGAGTTCTTTTAGTACTTGAGTCATGTAATTAGATGACACTAGTACTGATTTATCAATTTTAAGCCATTTATCGTCTTCACCTTTTACTTTATCGTGAACAATAGATAATTGAATGGTATTAAGACATTTACGTAGATCTGGATAGAATTGGTTTACAATTGTTTTTAGATCTTCACGTTCAAATGAAACACCTTCTTTTTCCATAATTCCAGCAATATGCATAGCTACATCTGCTTTGGTTGGAGGTATAATCTTCAGGACTTGACAACGCGATTGTAAAGGGTCAATGATACGTTCCACGTAATTACACGTCATAATAAAACGAGTAGTACGTGAGAACGTTTCAATGACATTACGAAGAGATGCCTGCGCCTGGATAGTGAGAAAATCAGCTTCATCTAGGATAACCACTTTAAGTGGTTTAAATGAAGCGGTAGAAGCAAAACCTGATACTTTATCTCTAATTGTTTCAATACCACGCTCATCTGAAGCGTTAATATAGAGATGATCGCAGTTTAGATTATTTACAATAAGTTTAGCTAAAGTAGTTTTACCTGTACCTGCAGGTCCGTAAAATATTAGGTTTTGGATATCGTTCTGTTTAAGATACTGATCGATAGTCTTTTTAATATTTTCGTTACCAACATACTCGTCTAATACTTTAGAGCGATATTTTTCAACAAGTAAAGTATGTTCTTTAGTAGTCACCATAAATGTTAAATTTCTTGGGAGGTTCAGGTTTAATTTCTACTTCTTCTGTACGTATAACGTACAATTTTCCCTGCAAAGGGGCAAGTCGAAATTCTGCTTTTTCACCTGTTTTAGCAAACCAAGCTTCTAAAGTTTCGGTAATTGAATTATGAACTACTTTATCATTAACCAGAGTCCACCTGTCACCAGGTGGTACTCGGTTAGCAATAATTTCTAGGAATTCTTGTGTTTCTACTTTCATTAGTACATACCTCCCATTCCAGCCATCGGATCAGATTCTTTCTTATCCTCTGGGTTATCAACTACTACACACTCAGTAAGTAAAATTGTACCTGCTACTGAAGCAGCGTTTTCAAGTGCTAAACGTGTTACTTTAGCTGGATCAATAATGCCTGCTTCTTTCATGTTAATAATCATTCCGGTTTTAACATCATGACCTTCCCAATGAGTTTCATTAGTTGAATAGTTCATTGCAAGCATTTGAGCTTTGATAGCATCATAACCAGCATTGATAAGAATTTGTTCAAATGGTTTACTACAAGCTTGGTATACAATCTTAGAGCCAATATTAGCATCTTCGATTACCTCACGAGCATAAAGTAATGCTGCTCCACCACCTGGCACAATACCTTCTTCAATAGCAGCTTTAGTTGCTTGGAGTGCGTCATCTACACGGTCCTTTTTTTCTTTCATTTCGGTTTCCGTGTTACCACCAACGTGGACTATTGCCACTCCTCCGACGAATTTCGCGAGCCTTTCTTGGAGCTTTTCAACTTCGAACGGCGAGTTTGCTTGTTCGATTTGTTGCTGAAGTGCTTCAATACGTGCTTCAATTCGTCCTGTTTCTCCTTTTCCATCTACAATTGTAGTTTGTTCTTTAGTTACAGTAATTGTTCGTGCTTCACCAAACCAGTCCCAAGAGAACTTATCTAGCTTCATACCTTTTTCTTTGCTAAATACTTCTCCACCAGTTAGTGTAGCAATATCTTCTAAAATAAGCTTGCGACGGTCTCCAAAGTCAGGAGATTTAACGGCACAAACTGCGAGTGTTCCACGCATCTTGTTTACTACAAGTGTTGCGAGTGCTTCATTATCAATGTCTTCAGCAATGATAAGAAGAGAGCGACCTGTTCCGGAAACTGCTTCTAAAATAGGCAGCATTTCTTTTACAGTTGTAAAACGCTGATCAGCAATTAAAATGTATGGTTTATCCAATACTGCTGACATTGTAGCGTTATTCGTTACGAAATAAGGTGATTTAAACCCTCGATCAAATTGAATACCTTCTACTGTTTCAAGATAGGTTTCACCGTTTTTAGATTCTTCAATCGTTACTACACCTTCACGACCTACTTTACCCATTGCGGTTGCAATTAACTTACCTACTTCTAGGTCGTTGTTCGCTGAGATAGTAGCAATTTGTTCAAGTTGGTCTTCATTTGAAATAGCTTCAGCATTTTTGCGAACTGCTTCTACTACTTGTTTTACAGCAGTATCAATACTACGTTTAATTTCAACTGCATTAGCACCATTATTAAGATGTGAAAGACCTGCTTTTACCATCTCACGAGCTAACAACGTAGAAGTTGTAGTACCATCTCCAGCTCCATCAGCAGTTTTAATAGCAGCTTGTTTAACCATTGATGCTCCTACTTCTTCTACATTGTCGCTCAATGAAATAGATTTAGCAACAGTAACACCATCTTTAGTGCTTTGAGGATAACCATTGTTGTTAGCAATAACAACATTTCGTCCATTAGGACCTAGCGTTGCAACTACTGCATCCGCTAATTTATCAATACCTAAAACTAGTTGTTTACGTGCTTCAGGACCAAATTCAATAACTTTACTCATTTTCTTTTACAATTTTTGCTAAAACTTCATTTTCTTTACCAATCCAATATTCTTGTCCTTCATATTCAAATTTAGTAAATCCCATAGTAGGAAGGACTACAATATCTCCAGATTTAAGTTGTGTAGGTACAAAATTACCACCTGCGATAACGTGACCAGGACCAACTCCTACTACTTCACCTGTTTTGTTAGTGTCATTTCCCAAATCTGGGACTACGATGTTACCATAACGAGTTTCTTCTAGTTCAACTGGTTTTACGATAACGGCATTATAAAGTGCTTCAATCATGCTTTAATTAGGGTTTTAAGTTCTGCGGCTTTATTTTCAAATCGTTCTACAAATTCTCGGAGTGAGTTATAACTTTGTGATTTAGCATCATCGCGAGCAATAGCTTCAATACAACTACCCAAAGTATTATAATGACCTAAAGTATTTTGATATTCATGTCCAGCTTCTGAATAAGTAGATTTTTGGGCGATGTAACAATAATCGTCTAATTGAATATAATACGGATCCAATACTGGGTCTTTGATGAATCGTAGATTTGATTTACTAGGTTTTGCCATAACTAATTTTAATTTATAATAACGGGAATATACGAAAGAGACCTTAGGGTCACAAATTATAACTTACTTAATTTTAAGGGTTTTTGGTTTAGCTTCTTCAGCAAATGGAATTAGAATTGATAACAATCCATTTTCCATCATTGCCTCTGCTTTTGAGAGGTCAAATTTAGAAGCGATTTTATAACCTAAATTAAAAGAACGTTTAGCTACACCTCGATGGATGTAGTTACGTCCTTGAGCTTCAGCATCAGCTGCTTCAGCATCTTTACTATATGAAATTTTAAGGACATCCCCTTCGATGTTTAATTCAACATCAGATTTAGAAAGACCAGTACATGCAATCTCAAAATGGAGACCGTGCTTGGTTTCAAAAATGTCTACAGGGTGGGTTAATTTAGCCTGGATGGCTGGTTGAAAGTCTAGTTCAGACTTAAAGAAATCTCTAAATAAGAGATCATAAGGAAATAGTGTACTCATATCACATTAAATTTGTGCTGTCCGAAGATCAGCGGTTAATAAAAAAACTTACGTGCCCTAAGGTCTTTCGTATTCTAACATACATATATTAAATGTCTGCTTTTCTTACAATATAATAAACACTTGTCCAATTCTCACCTTGAAATAACAACCTCATCAATCCTTGGGTATTAACACTAAGTTTAGCTGATGTAGCATCCTTGTTATTGTTTAGGATAGTTTTAATCATAGCTGAGTTAAATGGGATTTTAGTCCCGTAGGGCACATCATTTAAGGTAGCGTCTGGAAATTGATAATCGATTTTGTTAGTGTGGTTTGTGTTGTCACCAAATGTAAGCATCAAACAATCTTCGCCGTCTAAATCTCTATCAATACGAACAATCACATTGTCGCTTTCAAGTGCGTTGTGTGCTTTAATAATAGCACTAATTTCTTCTTCTCCTAAATCACCTATAATTTCATAGTTTTGAGGGTCAGTTACACTACCTAAGTCTTGAATTAGGAGCAAATCTGTAAGTGAAAAATTAAGAGTGTAATTAGAGTCTGAAATAATAAGTTTAGTATAAACTGCTTGAGTTTTTTCTAGTTCTAATACTACCTCTCCACTAGCAATACTCAATAGTTTGTTTAGTTTAGACGTATCATATACAGCGATTTCGCTGTCTTCTAGCGGGAAATTTGTGTGTTTAACGCATCCAATCATGTCCTTATTGGGCGATTGGAAATCAATAGTTAGCGCGTTATTCTCGGTAGTCCATTTTACTGATTCTACCATTCCATTTAGGAAGTATTTATTTATAACTGATTGG